GCACTGCTCATCTTGGACGGGGGGAGGGCACGCGCTGTCCGTATTAAAGCGAGGAACGCGGAGGAGGCCAGGAGAATCGCGTTTCGCGAATTGGGTGCAGCAGAGGTTGTATTGCTGGAGGCGGCGTACAGGGGGGAGGTGACTGTCTTCAGGCGCACGGAGATAATGCGTGCCATGTCCTCTTCTCAGGCCTCAAAAGATGAGGCGGCGCAGCTCGTTTCTCCTAATGGAACTCTGGTTGAAAAGGCGTTGTCGCCCACGGACCCCGTGGACAACAAGATCATCAGTGACAGGTTAGCCGGACAGTTGCTCTACGCGGAACGTAAACTTCTGGGGCCGAAGCTGGAGCAATATGTGAGGCAGCTCAATGTGGACTGGCCGAACCTCACTCCGGCGCAGCTCAGTGAACAATTCGCCAAGGTTCGCACAGGGGTTAGAGGATTGCTCGGAGCTAGCTCTAGAGACATGTTGCCTACATGGCAAGCCCGCACGGAGGTTACGGTCAGCGGAGTGGTAAGCGGCACGAAGAAGGTAATGCAGACCAACTTCTTGCCGCAGATCGCAACGTCACTGTCGCAACCTAACCGCCAGGTTATCGAGCAGATCTCAGCACAGCAAGGGTTCTTCATGCGGGATGCAGCCGGATTCCGTTCGGATCAAATCACGGCAGCCGGAAGACGTGTTGTGCAGGACGGGCTGAAGCAGGGACTGGGCCGCAATCAGATCGCTGACAACCTCGCGAAACAATTACCTCAGGCATGGCAGAAGTACGGGAGAAATTACTTTCGCACAGTGGCCGCAGTGTCCGTAAACCGAGCACGTTCATACGGTGAGATCTCAGGGTACACCGAGGCAGGAATCGAGCAGCTCGAGGTTCAGGCAGTACTGGACGAGAGAACTACAGATATATGTTTTGCTGCCGGCACAATGGTGTTGACGCCAAGGGGGGGGCGTCCGATAGAGCTGATAAATCAAGGGGATGAGGTCATAACAGGTCTTGGAATGAGGCGCAAGGTGAAGGCTGCAATGAGACGGACAACGAATGGTATACTTGAGTTGCTATTGTCGTCCGGTCGTCGCATAATGGTAACCGAGAATCATCCAATACTCATGCCCGGAGGATGGATACCGGCGCGTGAACTTAGTGAAGGAGATAAGGTTGCCGGCGAAAGGACAATTCACAGCGGTGATGGTAGACTGCAAATGCCTCAATTGCGGAAAGCAATTCCGTACACGAGAGATATACACAAAACGTGGCGGCGGAAAGTATTGTTCGCAAGAATGCTGGCGCGGGCATCAGCGGAGGGGAAGAAGCAAGGCGTACTACGAACGGGTATGTCAAAAGTGCAAAAAAACATTCCGCGTAAGACCTTCCAGCATAGAGAAAGAACGTCGGTACTGTTCAATAGAATGTCGGCGAAATCGAGCAGATGTCAATTGCAGCACATGTGGGGAAACCTTTACAGTATCGATGAGCAGAAAAGAAACGGCGAAGTATTGCTCAATCGCATGTCGCGAACGCGGAAGAGAAATGACCAATGCCGAGAGATGGACAGCAGAGGCTTTAACCCAGGCTGGCTGGAAGTGGGAAAGAGAAAAGGGAATAGGCCGGTTTTCAGTGGATTTCATTGTGGAGGAATTGGGGTTGGCCATAGAGGTAGACGGAGAATATTGGCACGACAAGGCGATGGAGGCGAATCCTCGGCGCTACGATTCGGAAAGACGAAAAGAATCCGCGATAAAAGATCTGGGATTAAAGCTGATCAGGATAGACGGTGTCGTTTTGAAAAAAGCCCGAGGCAAATCGCAGCGGACAGCATTCGTGTTGAGCACTATATCAAAGGCGTTAGCAGTTGGCTCGAAGTAGTATCAGTCAAAAAGATCACAGGTGAGTTTACGGTCTACAACCTGAGCGTTGAAGATGACCCGACATATATTGCCGAAGGTGTGATAGTTCACAATTGCCGTTGCCTTGACGGTCAGATTATTGACACGAATCTTGCGAGCCAACAGGTTCTCAACGCGGCCTCGGTTAGACAGCCGGAGGACATCTTTGATGCTTCACCTTTTTTGAAGGAGAAAGTCGACCAGAACACGGGCACAAAGTCTCTTGTGACAACCAATAACGGCACCAAGATCGCAGAGGTTACGCGCTCCGGTTATGGCCGAGTGGATGACCGCGGTCAGTTTAATAGAACCGTGGCGAATAACCAGTTAACGGACCACAACATCGGCCCACCCCCGTATCATCACCTGTGCCGTTCGTGGACGGTGCCAGTCTCAAGCACGGTCCAAGTTCCAAGGGGACAAGTGCCCAGGGCAGGCGGGACAACCCCACCGCTACCCCCGAGGATTGTCCCGAAAGGTGGACGCATTCCGCCAGGTGTTGGTCCGCGACCCCAGGTGGCTGGGCCGAATCCGACGCCAACAAATCCGAAGCCGACTGGGGAGCCAGACCCGATAGAGAGATACCCCTTTACTGGTGACTTCACTGGGGCGACATCTTTGAGTCCGAGTCATTTCAGAGGTACCATCGGCAGGAATTTGAAGAATGCAGCCGTTTATCAGGAATATAGATTTGATCCGGTAACACGGGCAATCAGAGCTTCGGGCAAAGATAAAATAGTCCCAAGGCTCACCCGAGAGCAGAGCCTTGCAGGCAAAAGACCTCTCGCGAACCTTTCTAAAAAACTAATATTGCCGAAGGATGTTTCTGGGGTTCGACTGTATGTTGAGAGGTTGGATCAATTTGCAATCAGGGAGGTTATCTTAGCCGAGTCAAGCCAGCTTCCGGCACGTAGAATTTATTCAATGAATTCCGTAAGAACCAACACTAACTATTACCTAAAATTCAATGGGGACAAAAAACGTGCAGCATCCTCATATTTAAAGAAGCTCCGTTCGGCGACTACCCCAAAGCATATCAAGGATGCAATCGCAGGGTTGGAAAAAAAAGGATACGTGCAAGGCACACATAGCTCCAAAGATGTTTTGTTTGGTGACACTAAAAGACCGATGAAACCTAAACCAGCCCCCAAGAAACCTAGGCCGGAGAAGAAACCGGAGAAGAAACCAATTACTAGTCCCACTGTACAGCCAAAACCAAAACCAAAAGTTCATAGGGTTACCCCAACTGGCCAGCTCGAACCCAAGCCGAAACGCAAGCCAAGGGCAAAGCCGGTGAGTGAAACACCCCCCAAGCCATCCCCCGGAGGGGCCAAAGACTATTCTCAATACGGGTTACTCGACGAGAAAACTCATTCCCTTATTGAACAAGTGCAAACCAGGGCAAAGATGGAAGCTGCTCGTATTTCTGATGCACTAAAAGCTGCCGAGGCGAAGTTCCCAAAAGGGCTTAGTGCACGGAAGCGAAAACATTTGAAGGCTAGGTCACTTAGGGATTTTATAAAAGCTGACACGGGCCCTGTTGAAAAGTTCACTAGCGCTAAGGTAAAAAAATTCCAGACCAAAGAGTTGGGGGGATATTCAAAGGACTCTCTCGAAGCGGTGGCCCAGCGCAATGCCGCAAAAGGTTCCATGGAGCTTAAGAGGGGTTTTCGTGCATCGCAGGTCCGTCTCAAAGAAGTGTCGAGCAAGCGAGTGGCAGAATTGATGAATGACTCAAATAGTTTTTTGAGCCAACGCATGGTGGATGCTGCAAAAAAAAATGGGCTGCCCAGAGTTTACGAGGCGACACACACAACGGGTGGTGCTTTCTATCTTGATTCGGTGAATGCAATAGTCCTTCCAGCGACTGACTACAGGGGAATGACACAAGTCTTCCGCCATGAGTACAACCACTTTATGGATGTGCTTGGCAAGTGTGACAAGGCTGCTGCGAAGTGGAGAAGGTTAAATCAGACAGGTTCGACGATAACCCATCCGGGGGGGTATGATTATGTGAAGGGCAAATGGGGAGATGTTTATACAGGCAGGGTTTACAAACACACTGGAACAGAGGTGAACTCAACCATAGCGGAGACACTGGAGCAGTGGCGCGGGGGTGACATGCTGCGTGCATATAACGCAAACCCAGAACACTTGGGACATTATTTAGCCCAGGCGAAAGGCTCGTTTTTACCATGATCGGAAAATTGCCGATTTTAAACAAGGGGGGGGAGCAGGTTGCAACCCTCCGTTGGAAGGGAACCGTTTGGTCCGGCAAAGGGGAATGGATGTGGTTCAAAGACAAGGATACAGAGAAAAAAATCCTAAATGCAGTGAAGGTGAACGCGGAATTAAAAGGGCAGAATTTTTCAGATATGATGAGTGATGCCAGGTGGGTGAAGGGTTGGCAGGGTTTTTCTGGTTGGTATCAGGCATTAAATCTGGCGCTCCCTGCATTTGGAATGCAGATCGACGACAAAAATATTGTGTGGCCACTCAAGCCAATTGAGGGGCCGGAACAGGATTTTGATCCGGAAAGGGCACAGGGCACTGAAAACGGTATAAGTTGACAGTGCCTCTGTAGCGATGTAGGTTTAAAAGAATGGAACTAATAATCCCTAGCCAACACAAGTCTGGCGACCGCTCCTTTGCCGAGCTGTTATTGTCGCCGCAACAAACACTGAGGGCACGACAAATGTTCGCCAAGTGTTTAAAGAAATCCTTTGACGAGGATGAGCGGCGACACGGGAAACCATTTAGGGACAGGGTACAGACACGGGACGAGATGAAACGGCGTGCTTTGATAATGGCACACTGGTTTCGTATTTTCCGAGGGGACTTGGGCTACTCAATGGCACGGTGCGAGGCCGAGATGTACAACGCCCTCCGGAGTGAAATTGACGGTGAACTGTACACACCGCCATCGACTGACAGGTCGTTCGGTGTGCCGGAAGGAGAACTACTATGAACAAGAAATTCCTGGAAATCGTGGCACGCCAGACAGAGCTCGCCATGAAGGTCGCAGCCGGCAAAGCATCCGACGAGGAAATCGCCGAGCTGAAAAAGTTAACCACTGCTGTCAAGGCCGCAACCGAGCCGACCGAGCCAGCCAAGACAACGCTGAAGACCATGACCTTGGCCGAGTACAAGGAGTGGCATGATGGCGCAGTCAAGGTTGTAGAGGAGAAGGGCGACAGCGAGCTGCTTGCAATAGTGAAACGCAACCTGGCAGCGGTGAAAAGCCAAGACGTGACGGATTCCGAAGGGGTTGTAGCGGTTGAGGTGCCTTTGGAGAAATCCGAAGAGGACAAGATTGCCGCATTGGAAGCTCGCATTGCCGAATTGGAAGCCAAGGGGGCGGACACTGACACCGACACCGACACCGACGCTGACGCCGACGCTGACGCCGACAGTGACGCTGATGCTGACACGGATGCCGACGACACCAACAAGGGCGACAAACCAACAGCCCAGGCTCTTGCCTTGGAGGCGATTGACACACTCCTCGTTAAGTACGAGAAAATCAAGAAGCTTATCGAGTCAGGCTCTCTCACACGTGACGAGATTGATGAGATATGGGAGGGTGACTGGAGACTCAAGGATGTCATTGTGCAGGGTGCTGAAATTCTCAAGAAGACAATAGAGCTTAAAGAGGCTATTGAGACTTGTACAATTGAACTCGAAAAGCTCGCCAAGGAAGAAGATGACACCGACGGCGACACCGACGACGATGGTGAAGGTGACGGCGAAGAGGGTGCGGGCGAGCCAGAAGGCACCAGCAAGGGTGACGAGCCGTCTCCCTGGCTATCCGGTGGGGACATGTCACCGAGGGCCTCCGCTGATGAGCAGCTAGCTGCCATCAACAAGAACAAGAACAAGCACGGCTACTAGATCCCAGCGAGGAGGTGACCCGTGGAAATCGGTATCTTCACGTCGACCCGAGAAAACGACGATGGCGCTCCCATCTCCTTCTTTGGTTACAACGATGAGACTATTCTCGCAGCGTTGTACAAAGCAGCAGGTGCCATTACTGGGCCTGGTTTAACCAACTACGATCCTGAAGCCGGGATGAGTGTCCAAAAGGTCGGCGAGGTACGGATAGAACCTGTCGATGACAGTGCTGTTTATGTCGTTCAGGCAGATGGGGCGGAGAAGCCTGAAGGAGGGCGAACCCCATCGGGTGCCAACGGTACATGGACAGTTCAGTCACTCATTTTCAGCAAGGACAACTTCTCGTTGGCAGAAGCTCGAAAGTGGGTAAAGGATCATGACGGGTTCGGAGACTACGGTGCAGACGAAACAAGCACCTCCTATCGATTCCGACAATATGATCCTCAATACTTTTCCGAGTATCGGACCATTACCATAGACACGGGCATCAGCGCGGCCTATGGCAAAATCGACAAGGACACGGAACGCACCGCTGACGACGCCAAGAAAGAGCTGGAGGCCAGCATCACGCGCTGGGAAGCTGTGCACAATGTCAATAAGGCGATCATGGCCGGAGGCCTCAAGGTACTCGCTGGCTCCGCCATAGTGAACAAGGCCGAAGATGGGGAAGAGGAACGGTTCGTTATGAGCCTGGTACTCGAGCCCAATGACGGCAAAGACGGGGCCCCTTTAAAGCCCGACACCCAGGGCGACATCTATTCAGCTGCCGATGTACGGAAGGCCGCGCACAGTTGGATGGAATTTTACGGAGCAATGGATCTGCAACACTCGTGGAAGGCACTCGGAAAAGAGAAGGTCAGACCACTTGAGTGCTCTCTTGCCCCATGCGATTTCAAACTCGGCGAGGGCGACAATGCATATGACGTCATAAAGGGCACCTGGCTCCTTGCCGTCCGCGTGGTCGACGATGAGCTTTGGAAGCAAGTCAAGGCTGGAGAGATAGGTGCATATTCAATCGGAGGTACTGCCGTCCGAGAGGAAGTTTAGCAGGAGGATTATCATGATGGCGCGACCAAGAGTGACAGTTTTTAAAAGCGAAGGTGGTGACGATGATAAGAAGAAGACCTTCCGCTTGACCGAAATCGAGGCGGAGTTTGTGAGCCTGGTAAGGGCAGGGGCCAACCGGCAAAAGGGCTTCCAGGTAGTGAAGGCCGACGCCGTTTGTGTGTGTTCTGCTTGTGGCTCAGAGGCACCAGTCGTTCCCGATACAAAATGCGAGAAATGCGGCGAGCCAATGGTGCTCAAGGAAACGGAAGAAACCCCTCCGGCAGACACCGAAGACGGTGCCGGAGATGACAGTTCTAATGACGGTGACACCGATGGCCAGGTGGACACCGGAAAGGAATCAAGTGACAACGACGGCGAAGGCACAGACACTGACGGCGACAGCACTGAAGGGAGCGGAACCGATCTTTCCTCCTGGCTCACCGAAGCAAGTGCCGAGGTCGAGACGCTATCACTGGACGATGCAGTTCAGCGGGCACTCGACGGTCATTCCGACAGCGTAGCCGACGACGGAACGTCACCAGGATCTCAGGCGCAAAAGATCGAAGACGCGGGTGCGCCTACCGTGGTGGCCGAGGAAGAGGATGAAACAGAGGATAGCGAGACTGAAAAAGATCAGAAGATCGCAGAGCTGGAAGGGAAGCTGGCGAAGGCGCAATCGGAACTGCGTAAAGCGCGACAGCAACTCACGAAGGCCCAGGCGAAAGCTGCTCGGCTCGCTAAAGGTGTTGGCAGGACCAGCGTCATGCACACAGGAGAGGTGACGGCGAAGGGTTCGCAGCGAACTGACACCGAGGACGAAGGCCCATCCAAGGGAACATTTGAGAGCGGTGGCGATATTGCCGCGGCTGTTTCCAATGGGCGTATCTGAACAACTCGAAACCACGGAAGGAAAGTAAAAATGGCAACCCCTAACAAGACAATCATGGCAAAGGCCGATATGGAGGTCGCAGACCTTATTGCCGACGGTGGGTATCTCCAGTCGGAGCAAGCAGAGAAATTCGTCGTTGACCTGATCAAAGAGTCCGTCCTCATGAGACTCGTGAACGTGACGGGGCTAAAGTCCCACACGAAGCTCATCGATAAGGTGGGCATCAACGGTCGCGTATTGCGACCGGGCACCAGCGGCCATGCGTTGCCGGCAGCCGACCGAGCGAAACCAACAACTGCGCAGGTCACGCTCAACACGCACCTCATGAAGGGTGAGATTCGTCTCAACGACGAGGTGCTTGAGGACAACATCGAAGGCGGGAACTTCAAGTCCACCGTCATGGCGATGATGGCCGAACACGTTGCCCTGGACATGGACGATCTTCTGGCCAATGGCGACACCACATCAACCGACCCGTTGCTCGCACTCCTCAACGGCATGATCGTTTCGGCGACCGCGCACGTTGTGAATGCTGGTGGTGCAACCATCGCCAAGTCGATGCTGAAGGATGCCATCAAGGCGATGCCTTCGCAGTACAACCGGATGAAAAGGAATCAAAGGTTCCTAACCTCCGAAGACGCGGCCATCGACTATCATGATTACCTGGCGGACCGAGCCACGGTACTCGGCGACAAGAAAATCGAAGACGACTCCGCGGACAAGTACGGGAACAGGGCCATCCTCCCCGTGCCGGTATTCCCGGACAATCTCGGTGTTGGCACCGACGAGACAGTCATCCTCTTGCTCGACCCCAAGAACGCACAATGGGGTCTGTGGAGGAAGGTGAGAGTGGAGACTGACCGCGACATCACCACGGGTGAGTGGATCATGGTTACCTCCGTCAGAGCCGGGTTCGCCTACAAGGAGAGCGATGCGGTAGTGAAAGTCATAGGAGTCCAGACCCAGTAAAACAGTTCTGCACGAATCAGGATATTAGGTCTTTGATTTGATGCGAAAGGAGAACGACAATGACAATCACTCTGATACCCCTTGATCATTTCTCTGGTCAAAAGGCGATAACCAACAAACCTGGGGGCGATGACGTACGCAAACTCGCGGAGATCATCAGGGAGCTCCAGACGGAAGCCAATGTATCCGAAGCCGACATCGTCGCATTGGAGACGCTGGTCAATAGGGGTTCTGTTCAGGTTGTTACCGATGAGCAGATCACGGCTGCTACCAAAACCACGGTAGCGTTCATTGCCCCGGCCGACGGGGAGATCGTGTACGTTGCGGCCTACCCACAAGTAGCTGCCGCTGCTGGTGAATCAATGACGATTGATGTCAAGATCAACGGGACAACCGTACTGACTGCTGTTGTCACACTTGATGACAGTACCAGCACTGACGTTGTAGCGGGAACCCTTGCTGCGGCAGTCGCTTTCTCACAAGGTGACAAAATCACCATCGAGCGCGCATACACCGCAGGCGGAGGCCCGACCCCGATGACAGACACTGCGGTGTCGGTAGGAAGCAGGTTCTCTGAATAGGTAATCTGTTTGGTTGGATGAAATGAAGTAACTAGAAAAAACGTCGGTTTACCGGCGGAAGGAAGGAAAATAAAATGGCAATCGGAGCAATCACAATCGAATCCGTCCGGGAAACCAGGGACGGTGGTCAGGAAATCCTGATGAGCTTCGCAGGGGATGGAGCGTATGTTGCCGGCGGAACTGCCGACTTCAATGACTCGGTTCGTGAAGCAATCAAATTGGCTGCTGCCGCAGCATCGGACAGTAACGTCCGCGGCGAGGAGCAAGTGGCGGTGATGTACGTCGTGCCCGTAACGGCAGGCGTTTACGTGCCAAGCTACGACTATGCAGCCGACAAGCTGTTTGTTTATGACAACAGCACCGATGCCGAATCGGTAGTGGCGAACATGAGCGCGACCACATTCCGCCTCGTCGCCGTCTGCAAGTAGCAGCAAGCGTAGGTAAAAAATTCTGGGGATGCGGCCATTCCACAATGAAGGGGATGGCCGCGGAACCGGACGCAGGTAGTAGTAAGATACAAAGGAGAAACCGATGATTACAGCAGTAAGACTTTTGCCCCGAGACGAAAAAAAGGGACATGGAATGCTGACCTACTTCTCGGCGAACAGCCGTACGAAGTACACTGCTGGGGACGGCGTCAATCCGTCGCCATTCCGTGTGATAAGAAGCCAGGGAGAGATTGCTGAGTTGGAAAAGTTCCCTCAGTTCGAAATCCTTGAATTCGACAGCATGGACCAGTTGCACGAGTATGTGCAGCAGGAGATGGAGGAGAGAGCTCGCCTCGGCCAGCCAGCAATACGCGCTGCAATCTTGGGTAATGCAGCTCCCGCTAAGGTAGTGCCGAAGAAGGTGGTGCCACGGAAAGCAACGAGCACACGGTTGCCCCCGGCAGCGAACGGGCCACAGTCCGATCCCAGCGCTACCAACACGGGACGCAAGCCAACGGCACCAACGGCACCAACGGCACCAGTGGCTCCAGAGAAGAAACCTTCCGAACCTCCCAAGCCGAAGCCTAAAGTGCCGGAGGCTACAATGGAGATGAAGAAGAAAACACTCCTATCCATCGCCAAAAAGGTAGGTGCTGACGTTGGCCCGAGAGCAACGAAGGCCGAGATCTTGGCGGCAATCAAGGGAGAAGCGCAGAAGCGTTCAATGCGTCCTGCCGAAGACGAGTAGTCGTCAAGGAGGACGTCATGGGAAAATCACCGGAGCCGAGACACTCGGTTCATAGAGAAACGGGCGAGCTTGCCCTGGCAGCTTACGCCCACATGCGAGGAATGCGAATTGTCAAAGCCGAGGATTCCAGGCGAGGCAGGATTACCGAATACCGATTCACCATCCATGACCCGGACGGCATTTGGGATCAAGTCTGCATCGAGTTTGCGAATTCAGAGGCTCAAAAACATGACGCATCAGTGAGGACTTTGAAACGGCTGTGCAAGCGCTCAGTCCGCAACGGCAACTGAAGGGTAAACGATGCCAATCGCCAATCTCAATTGGGGTCTGTCACAGACGGCGCTTGACACGTTAATCGCGGCAGGCTTTGACCAGTGGGTTGTTGAGCGCGAAGACGCTGGTCCTGTTTGGAACGAGATTTCCTACGCAACCACAAGACCACCACTTGTCGCCGATGTCCTGAATTATGTTTACGCAGATCCGAACGCACCTGTAGACGCCGTGGGAGATCCGAGTGCCTCTTACAGGGCGACACCACGGAAGTCCTCAGACGCGACACTTGACACCCCAATAGCAGCGACCGCGGTGCGGCGCGGATACCTGGTTCCACAAAACATATGGGACGAGGGCTACGCAAACCCACCGTGGACCGCACCTAAAATCTGGGTCGCAATCGACCGCGCAACAGCTACCATCGACAACGTATGCCAACAGTGGTTTGAACCGCGATATTCACAGTTCATTTACGACGGCGTAGATCACGACCAGCAGTGGCTGAACCAGCCAATCTGTGCGCTGCATCAACTGCTGCAGGATGACGTTGTCGTAGACCTTTCCGATCTCGAGGTTTACAACAGACATCTCACTCGTGGCCAACTGCATCCGGACGACCGACAGAACCCGAAGGTCACTTATGCACAGGAATACCCCGCGGGTTATCGAGGCCGCAGGCGTCGCATCTATGCCGATGCCGCGCTGTTTGGCAAAGGCCGGAAGAATGTACTGATGAAAGGCGTGTTCGGGTACACCGAACTCGGCGCTGGGCATGTAGCGGCAGAAACCGCCGACGGCTCGCAGATACCAGTAAGCTACGGGTCCGTTCCGGTGGAGATCGCAAGGGCAGCGTTGCTGCTTACGGTGGGTTACATGGAACCAATCGGGGACCAGAGCGAAGCCTCCCTGGCGAACCGCATCACGCAGATCAAAACGAGGGATCAGTCAATCAGCTTTTCTGACGCGGCTGGTTCCGACCAAGGATACGGACTGACCGGCAATTTAGAAGTAGACAATATTCTAATGAGGTATGCCGGTCCAATGAGAATGGGAACGGTGGGCTAATGGGTATCATCACCAGAGGGCGACTCATAAATAAGTTTGTCGCCGTGGTGAGCCGGTTCGACACCGAGGAAACTGCCGATGTTGTTGGTGGAGGTTACGACCCTGAATTCGACGAGCCGTTGCCAGTGGATGACGGTACGCAATTGGGAGCGAGCTCTCGCCGCTACATGGCGGAAATCAGAATCCCTGTGCAACTAGATCGGAAGTCCTGGGGAGAGACCCAGATGACACGCGGTGGTAAGCAAGTTAAAGCTGACATCGTGCTTGTTTTTCACTGGCCAGATCTGTTCAACATGGGGCTCATTGATTCTGATGGCGAACCCATCCTAAAGAAGGGCGACAGAATAGACAAAATAGAAACACGCTTGGGTGCTACTGAGGCTACCTTCAAGAACCCTCCTGGCATGTTCATTGACGGGATGGAGCGAGCAGGCCATGGCCAAGCTCCATTCGGTAACCCCAGGACGAACCTGCTGTACGTGTACGGTATGTACGACCGGGTAGCGGAGGCAGTCTAGTGGTAAAGGTGGACATAAAGATGGTCGGCATGCAGCAAACCCTCGCCAGGATCGGTTACTGGTCGAAGAGTTCCGAGCGTGCTGTCCAGAGAGCAGTTGCCAGAAGGGCACAAATGCTCCGCAGGGAGATCCAGAGGGGCATCCGATCCCAGGCCCCGGGGGGACAGCAGTTTGAACCGTTAAAGCAATCCACTATTGACGCCAAAGGCAGTAGCAAGGCGCTCATCGACAAGGGCGATCTCGTCCGCAGCGTGAACGTTACCAAGGTAGGTTCCGGCAACCAGATAGTCTACTTTGTAGGCGTTCATCGCAGTGCAGTTAGTAAGGACGGGCAGTTCCTGGCCAACATCGCCGAGATTCACGAGGAGGGTTCCAAGAAGGTGAAAGACCGTCCACCGGCACGTCCGTTCCTGAGACCTTCATACAATGTTTGGGCCCAGACCGCGCAATCGGAATTCGCGAAGGACGTGGCCAAGTCTCTTGATCTTCAGGGTTCACACAAAGAAGCAGTGATTGCTGTGGGGGGATTCTAATGGCTATCCCCACAGTAACCAGCACGAGCCCTAATTCCGGCAGTACCCGAGGCCGGAACATCATCCGAATAGTCGGTACCAATTTCAGACTGCCCAACGCACCGGCAGCGACAGGACCTATCCAAAGCGACCAGCAAAAAACGGTATCGGTTCAGTTCGAAGGCGTTGAATCAGAGTGGGCCTACGCAGCGAGCAGTAATTTAATCCTGGCGAAGGTTCCACCGTGGACAGGTTCCTACAGTGTCTCATTTCCTGTAGGGGTTGACGTGAGGGTTGCAAACCTTGACGACTCTGGCGTGGAGATCCCCACGGAGAATGCAACTTTGGTTGATGGATATTCTCAGAATAGGATGAGCCTGGCAGCAGAGCCCTATCTGCAGTATGTCATCCGCCAGGTAGTGAAGTTGTTCCGAATTCACGTGCTCGAGAACACGCACCACACCACCTCCCGCGATTTCAGTTTGACTCCAACGCAGCAAAAAACGGTTCGCGCTGAAGGCCCCCTGGTTCAGCTTCACGGTCCGCGGATGCCTATTAATAGATTCTATTCTTCCAACAGGGAGGAGCCGGAGGACGACCCCCTCGGCGGCGTCGACGGCAGAATGAGGCGGGAAGTTCCTGTCACCGTGGATATACAGTTTGGGGTTTCCATTTGGGCGAAAGGTGACAGACACTTGAAGGCGCTTACCCAGGCGTTACTTTTGTTCCACCGAGACGTTATAGAGGTACCCGTCCTGGTGGACCCAGGAGATCCGTCCAAGGGTACAAAGGACTATGAGTTTGTGATGCCCTGGAACGGCTATCCGGAGGCGAACACCGACCCTAATCAGAGTGATTTGCTATCCGTAACGGCACAATCGCATCTTCGTGGGGTGCACATCGATGAAAACTTTGGTACTATTATCGAACGAGGCTGGATAATTACGCAGAACAATGGCGAGCCTGTGTTGGAAGTCCAGACCACGTAATTCGGAGGGAGCCAATGGCTGGAACAATCAAAATAGAAAACAGGACCGAGCGGCATATCCAATACCGCATTGAACATCAAATTGTTTGTGTGAAAATTGGGAGGTGTCTCTGTCAAAAAGGCCGAAGGGGCACGGTCACATCATCTGTGCATGTTCCCGGTGGCAAAGGCAAGAAGACAGGGGACATACCGGCCTCGGTATTATTGTTGCCACAGGTCCTGAAGGACGCGGCAGGTATGAGGCCGCGGATAAAAATTCACGGTACGCAGGTCGAAGAGGAAGTGAAAGTGGAGACAGAGAAACCAGATGACGAGACCGGTTCTGACGAGAGTGATACCGGAGAGGATTCTCCACCGGAAAAAGAGACCGCGAATAAGGAACAGGCGAAATCCACCAAGCCGAGGACAAGAGGCGGCAGAGGCGGACGGCAGGGAAAGAAAAAGTAACAAGGGAGACCACCCGTAAACCAAGCCCCACAAAAAGGATGGGGTAATAGGAGGAAGACGATGGCAGCAGAACTTATTGCCTCGAAAGTGGTCATCCTCGAGGAGGAGCCGTCAATCCCGACCATAGCAGCGTTGCCCAGTGCGGTTACGCTTTGCTTGGGAATCACCGAACGCGGGGTCATCGCCGATCCGCAGCTCCTGACATCCTTTGAGGAATACCAACGAAGTTTCGGCGGGTTCACGCTGGACAGTGAAGTATGCGTAGCTGCATACGGATTCTTCCGGCAAGGAGGCACATTCATGTGGGTCTCCCGAACCTGTCATTTCACGGACCTTACTGATCCCAATACGGCAACGGCAGCCAAGGCTTCGGTAATGCTCCAAAACACGGGCTCATTAGCCACCCCAGCCTCGGTTGGACCAGGCACTGAAGTTGGGCCTTTCCCCATGAGCGACGGGGATCACATCGACATCGACATCGGAGCAGGTCCGGTAGTTTCGACGTTCAATGGCGCGGCGGCGGACATTACCGACACCGTGGTCTATCCCATCGGCCCCCTGGCTGGTGGCGAAACGATGGGCATTACCATTGATGGTGCTTTCGGTGACCAAGAGCAGACGATTACGGCAGTCGGTGGTGAGACTACGGCTGCGAACATGATAGATCTCATCAACTCTCAAATCGTTGGCGGGAGAGCGGTGCTTTCCGGTGCGAATGTCCAAGTGGTTACCGACGTCAAAGGTACCAGCGCGGGTGTCCAGATCACCACGAGCGGCACGCTCAATGCCATCCTGCTTTTCCCCACAGCCAAAGACAGCGGCACGGGCAATGTGGCCGACATCGAAGGCGGCGTTACAGGGCCCGAGGTGGAGGCTATTGTTGAGGCTGCACTCGCAGCGGCTGTTGATGTGATCATTAACGGCACGGGCACTCTGACGATAGAGACTGTCGCCACAGGGGTAGCAGCAGAAATCCAGGTGGAAGTAACTTCCACGGTTGATTTCGGGCTCGACAACCTTCTGCACAATGGTACCGATGCAACGCCAGCGAACACGCTGCTGTGCGAGGGCAAGACACCAGGTTCCTACGCGGACAACATCACCATCGTGATAGCTGCGGCAACCAACGCCGTTTCTGCAAATTTCAACCTGCAGGTTGTTCTGAGTGGGGTTGTGAAGGAGACCTTCACCAATCTCTCGATGGATGACTCCAGCACCAGCTATGTGGAGACCATCATCAACGATGTCAACCTGGGCTCCCGTCTCATCGCAGTGACCGACCAGGGTTTAACCCCCGTGTCTATCAAGCGTCCCGCAGACGGAACATCTGCCGCCATGACAGGTGGTGACGACGGACTGGTAGGAATCACCGATGCGGACTATGTTGGAAACGTAGCTGGCCCCACTGGTCTCTACACTTTCGACCGTGTCCAAACGGGTCGAATCCTCATCGTCCCTGGACTCTACACCGAGGTTGTTCACAAGGGCATGCTGGACTACGCCGAAATAGATCGGAATGGGTCCCTATTTTGCTTCTTGGATTGCCCACCGCAAAACACCAAGACACAAGTTGTCGCCTACCTCACGGGAGCGGGGCTTCTTGAGTACTCGGAGTTCGGCACCATTCACTGGCCGTGGATAACAGTAGGGAATCCACAGCCAGCCGTGTACGGCACCGATGACAACATCACCGTCCCACCCTCGGGCTGGCTCGCCGGCAAATGCGCGGCCAACGACCAGAGGCTCGGTGGGGTGTACGAGCAACCTGCTGGCTACGGACCTGGCGGCTGGGGAGTTATCCGCGGCATGACCGGAGTCGAAGACGACCCACAGGGCCAGACAGACCACGAGTGCCTGGATGAGAAAGCGCGAGACTACGTACAGTCGTACCGCATCAACCCGATGAACAGGACCGCCCAAGGGCTCTGGTACGTCGACGGGCACTACACCTTGAAGTCCACCGGAAACTTCCCGAGCATTGGCGAGCGACGAGGAGTCATCTTCATCGCCACTTCGCTCCAGGAAGGTCTTGCGATCTTCAAGCACCGCTTCAACAACCGAACAAACCGGCAACGAGCGAGGCGCAGCATCAGGACATTCCTCATCGCCGAGATGAACAAGGGAGCGTTCCGCAGCACGAATCCTGCGGATGCTTTCTTCGTGGATGCAAGCGACGCCCTGAATCCGGTGATGAACGAATTCGCCGGCATCATGACCATCCGTATCGGCCTTGCGACAAACAAGCCGACCCAGTGGATCATCTTGCTAATTACCCAGGACACCAGAGCGCTCGAAGAGTCGCTCGCGGCCTAAAGGAGAATAGATATGACCGTTCCTGAAAATTGGGATAAGAAGTTCTCCTTCGTAATTGAAGTAGATGGGCTCGACAGGGCTGCCTTTCAGAAGAGTAGCCCCATCGAGATGGAAGCAAACAACGTCGCTTATCGCGAAGGTGGAAGACTGCATCCGCACAACGCTCCTGGCCTGGTAACCTTTCCGGAGGTAACCGTGGAGCGCGGTTCAACTGATGACTACGACCTGTACAACTGGGCCGTAGACACCTACAACGCATCGTCGGGCACAGGGGTGGTTCCACCGGAGCTCTTCCGTACTCTCGATGTCGTACAATTGGACCGTGCCAGGGATGAACTGAAACGGTTCACGTTGTACAAATGTTATTGCCGAAAATGGTCCAGTGGTGACTGGGACAATGACGCCGATGAAGTGAGAATCGAATCGGCCATCATCGTTTACGACTACTTCGACCAGGAGGCCGTAGCTTAGTTCATTCGCGCCACACTGGCGCACAGGTATAGGCAATGCCGGCAGGGGTCGTACTGCGGTCCCTCCGGCTGGGCCCATTTGGGCATGAAAAAGTAACAGGCAAGGAGGGGTTTATGCGAACCGAAATCGTACAACTACCATCAGGGGCATCTGTCACGCTCCGCAAGATCAGCATGAAAGAGGAGAACCATCTGACGGGTGCTATCCGCTCTAAGCGCAGGAAGCAGAACAAGGTTCTCGTCGACGTTGTTGACGCGTGCTGCCTTGGCTTCGAAGAAACTGGTCCCTACACATGGGCCAGAAAAGGCAACAAGGTCGATTGGCAGAAGATGCTTAACGGAGATTTCATCGCGGCGATGATAGGGTTGAGGAAACTCTCCTACCGTGAAGGCGTTAACTACACGGTGGATGTCAAGTGTACCAACAGGGCATGCAACAACCGCTTTCAGCATACCGTGAACCTGGACAAGGATCTTTTTTACCAGCAGCTCCCTCAAGAGTCCTTCGACAAACTGATGGAGGACGAACCGTTCACCGTGGAGATCCAGGGGAAGAAGGTTCACTTCAAGCTTAACTATGTGGCGGACGAAACCTTCCAGGAAAAACTCGAGAAGAAGTTTCCTGGGCGTGGCATGTCCACCCTGTTTCGCTCACGCATATCGAAAATCGAAGGCGTGAAACCCAGGGATTGGATGAACTGGCTTGATGGCGAAACAGAGGGGAAGAAGAAGGGCCCGTACGAAGGGCTCGATTCAGATGACGCCGAGGATCTGCGGTTGGCTTTTTTCAAGGTTGACTGCGGGGTTGACACCGAGGTGGAAGCTGAATGCCCGCGTGGCTCTTGCGGGGAGGTGTTTACATTCGAACTCCCTTTTGCTGGAATGCTCTCACCTGGAAGGGCATCCGACGAGAAGAGGAGGAGGAGACTGAAGGCTCAAGAGGAGCCGGACGAAGACATAGATCTGGAGACCCAAGAAGAAGAATCCGAAACACCGGAAGCGGACTCGGATTCATCCTCGGAGGACTAACCGAGGAGGATATTCGCCGGGTTCGTTTCGAACTGTCATGGCTACCCCTCTTCGGATCTGGACTCCACATGAGCTACGGAGATACTTGGGATCTGGAGATGGACGAAGTGGCGGACCTGCTTGAATGGTCGGCCGATGAACGTGAGCGTGAGTTTAGGGCAGCGTTCAAAAAATAACGAGGTAGTGCATGGCTCTCAATCAATTTGGAGCAGGTTTTACACTGACGGGACGCGACATGGCGTCCCCCGTTGTGAACCGTGTTGCAACATCCTTCACCGGACTCCAGCGTAGCGTACAATCTGGCGCTGCTGGAATGAATAAGGCCATGGGTAGCCTCGCCATAGGCTTCGCCTCGCTCAAGCTAGGTCAAGGTCTAGCCGGAATTGGCGTGGCGAGTGCTGATGCCGCGGGGAAGTTTGAGGAGGGACTGGCGGGAATAGCGGCTGTTTCACGTGCAACATCCGATGAGCAGATCATGCTGCACGACAAGGCGTTGCGATCTGCCATGGCCTCGCAGTTCAGTCCCGATGAAGCTGTGCAGGGGTTGACAAACCTGGCTACCGCTGGGCTCAAGGCGAGGGAGCAGATCGAGGTTCTAGATCCTGTGCTCAACCTCGCAGCCGGTTCAATGGGTCAGTTGGGATTGGGTGAAGCAGCGAACGCTGTGGTTGGTACCCTGAAGTCCATGGCCTTTGAGGTCAAGGACGCCACGATAGTCACTGACAAGCTGCTGAAAATAACACAGCTCACGAACTTCCAAGCACGCGATTTTGCCATAGGATTAGCGCGAGCGACTTCCACGGCGAAGCTGTATGGGCAGTCGTTGGACGACACGTTGATCCAGATGGGTCTGCTCCGCAACCTGAACATCGAGGCATCGGTCGCTTCCACCTCATTGAGAGAGGCGTGGAGGCGTCTTGCATCAGATCAGAAGTCACAGCAAGCAGTCATGGAGCAAGGCGTTACGATCTTCGATGAGCAAACGGGTAAAATTCGCCCACTGATGGATGTGATGGGCGACCTTGCTACGAAGACCAAGGACCTCACCGACAAAGAGCGTATGCGTATGGCAACGCAGGCGTTCGGTGTTCGCGGCATGGCGGCGTTCAATGCGGTGGCCGAAGCCCGCAACACAATCATGGTAGACGGCATTGCCGTTACGCTTGAAGGTGCGGACGCCATAGCCTCCCTGCGTAAGGAAATGGAGGAATCCTCTGGGGTGGCGGAAGAATTCAAGCAGAAACTGCTTGACACCTACGAGGGACAAAAGAAGTTGATTGGCGGTGCCAAGGAGGCGCTGGCCGTTGTTACCGGGGAGGCCGCAGCGAAGCTGTTCAAGCCCGTGGCCGCGGTCATTTTTGATTTCATATCCGGCTTGGCCGAGCTGATGAACTCAATTCCCACAGAGGCGAGGCAGGTAATCATCGGTGTCGTGACCGCTCTCGGGAGCCTGATAGCCATGGCTGGTGGGATACTTTTGTTCCAGGGTGTGATGAATATGCTCGGCCTTTCCTTCGGTGGCGTAGCAATTACATTGGGCAAATTTCTCGCGATTGGAATCCCGGTGATGGTCCTAATGTCCGGCCTCGCCGTTGGGGCGTACGCGCTGTACCGGGCGTTTAGCCAGAATGCCGGAGGGATCGGAACGAGCTGGGAGGAGATGGTCACCAAGATCAAGGTCGGCTGGCAAGTCATCATGGCCGTGGTCAAAGGAGACGATATTGGCGAGGAACTCCAGAAGCAAATTGAAGACGCTGGCATGGAGGGTTTCCTCACCAGGTTCACCAATTTCTGGGAGCGCATACAATCCCTCTGGGAAGGTATCAAGAAAGGTTTCGAAATCGGTGTCCTGGCACTTGCGGATTCCCCCGCTTTCATAAAGCTGAAGGATACAATCAAGGGAGTACTGGAGTTATTCACGGGCACCGAGATGGGCAATAGCCAGGAGGCGCTGGATGACTGGAAGGACAAAGGGGAAACAGCAGGCATGAAGCTGGCGTCCTTGGGCGAGAGCGCGGCGACAGCCCTCACTAAGTTGATAGAATTAGGAAAGGGTTTCCTCAACTTTATTAGTGATATGGATGGCTCGGATGTAACAGGGAAAATTGATGGTTTCGTGGACTCCTTCAATACCCTGGCGGATGCACTGCATGCGATCAAGACTCTCGTGAAGGTGATTGTTAATGCCTTCATGACAATCCCCGCGGCAATCGGCGAAACACTTGCAGCGTTTGGTCATCTGTTTGAAGCTCTGGGCACTTTGCCGAAGGCGTTCACCACGAAGCAGATGGACGTGTGGGCCGACCATTACAAAAGAACATTCGCTTCCGGGAGCGCTTTCGAGTCCACCCTGGGATTCGCCAGAGGTGCGGCCGAGGCTGTGGACGAGCGATTCGCCTATGTCGCCAATGCGCGGCAATCCGAAAGGGCACGCGGCACACGGGAAACTAGTGCAGCAGATCGGATAACAAACCTCACTAACCTGCGAGCTCGCAAGAAGAATATCGAGGAGTGGGTAAACCTGTCCATCAACGAATGGAGGAGCAAAACAAGGGGTACTGAATCGGAGGGTAATTTAGCATTCGGAGAAATGGGCCGAGGCGCACAGAACCAATGGCTTGAGGAGCTGGTAAAGATCAGCAAAGGGATCGAGAAGCTGTCCAACCAGAAGCCAGTCATAAATGTAGACGGCGAATTACTGGGTAGAGTTACGGCAGAGAGTTCAGCGTTCACGGGCGAAGACGGGCTTGATGATGTGGAAGTAATGCCCGTTGTTTATTAGGAGACACGGATGGCAGAGTCAAGAAAAATAGGGGGCCAACGTCCAGTGGGAGCGGTGCGCGGTTACTGCCATAACCTGTTGCTGGATGAAACAGGAAACCCGGATATGCCAAGCATGATCGTTTTCCCGTTTCGCCCTACGCTTGTGACCACCGACACCTCTGTAAGCGACGACTCCATGGATGTCATGGGCATGTCCCATCAGTATAAAACTTACAAGAACACGACCAACACCAGGGTGGCCTTTGATCTGTACATGAACGCCCTGATGATGATGAAGGAGGGAGAGGGCGGAACTGGGAATGACATACTCGAGCAGATAAAAAGCGAGATGCAAAAGTACCGAAGGTTCCTCCAGGCTCTCTTGTATCCGGGATATGCCGCGTCCGGAATAATCACTGCCCAGCAGCCACCGTGCATTCTGGTTCTGCCTGGGATCTGTACGCTGCGGATGAAGCTGAAGCAACTCGGCGAAATGTTCGAGGCAGTTTTTGTGGACGGCGAGCCGAAGGAACTCAGGATGCGTGTTGCTTTCGAGGAGGCACCAATGGCGAGGGTTTCGATGGAAGAAGTTATGATGAACGGAATGTTCAGAACGTGGGGTCAGTAGCATGGCACTGACTGGCTTCAGCAGATACCGTTACTGCACCGTACTGGATCTGGGCGACGAGAATAACACCAAGTATCTGGATGAGCGCGAGCCGTTTAGGTTCAAGGATGAGCGCGACAATCGCATTCACGTGGCCGTCGAAGGCGACACATGGTGGACCCTTGCATGGAAGTACTTCCGCTTCGCCAGAATGCCCTCATTGTTATGGTGGCTACTGTGCGAGTTCCAGCCGGTGCCCGTTATCGACCCGACTATCAAAATAGCGAAGGGGACTCAGATTTTCATCCCTTCCGAGCGCTTGGTTAGGACCCAGGTATTCAACCGTGAACGCAGGCGGTATCACTAGGAGGAGCGATGCCATTCGGAGGAGCACAAGTCATCATCCAGTTAATCGATTTTGATTACGGTGATGATTCCTACTACGGGGATTACCTCGATATGGTGTATTTCCTGCAGAACCGGATGCTTTCGTTCAGAGTTCTTGACAGAGACAAGGGGAAGGACACGCTGCGGATACAGTTGCGCAACGACGATTTCAAAATTGTGGACTCTCCAGTTTTCGCAAAGGGGCAAAAGTTCCTTGTTACTTGGGGCTGGCCTGGGGACATGGCCACACCCCGTAGGTTCGTTGTTCAAAAGGTGAAAGGCGGCAACCCTGTTACGGTGACGGCACATTGCCGGCTTTCGCTGATGGACAAGGAGAAGAAGTCGCGCTTCGAGGAAGGCATGACGGACTCCGAATTCGTTCGCATGGTCGTTGAGGAGTACGGCTACTCAGGAATCTACCAATGGGTAGAAGAAACCCACGTGCGTCGGGACATAACGCAGTCGCACAAGACCGATGCGCGGATGCTTCACAAGCTGGCGAAACGCAACGGGTTCGTGTTCTATGAAGACGCCACGGGCATCCATTTTCACAAGCGCAATTACAACGCCGAGCCTGCTCGCTGGTATGTCTACCGGCAGGACGAAGGCCGCGGAGACATTCTTGGCGAGCCCAAACCCGAGATCAACATGAGCAAAGGCATCTCCAAGGTGAAGGTGACCTTCAGAGATCCACGCACCAAAGAATACGGCGAGGTATTTGGCGGACCCGACGACACGGAGCTGGACAGCCTGGGCGAAGAGACGGAGATGGGCGACGCCGATGATCCGAACCAGGGTCGCAGGGCGGACAGGATGACGCGCATCGACGTTCGCCACGGTGGCAGCATGACCAGGGAGGAGGCGCAGCTCGAAGCCAACGCCAGGTACATTGAGACAGCCTCCGCTCGGTATAAGATGACCGTGCCGGTTATCGGTGACCCAAGCATTAGTGCGAAGGTTGTCGTAGGCTACGTTGGAATAAGTGATGTTCTGGACGGTCTGTACTACATCAAGGAATGCGAGCACGTCATAGTTGGTGGCAAATATGTACAGACACAGAAGCTGCGCAAGAACGCGGTGAACAAAATAAATACCGCGAAGAAGGCCAAGCGCGGTTCCAAGGAGAAGAAAAACCCCAACGTCATAGATCTGGGCGAGAGTCTAATTTTAGGGGAAGTGCCAACGCTGAAAAAGCAATTGACCCTCACCACCAATGCGGCTGGTGAAGTGGTAACCTCCTATGTTTTCACCGATGGACAGGAGGGGACAGTGGGATTAACACGAGATCTGACGCCAGGTGAGGTGCAGAATCTAAGCGACCGAGCGCTTGAGGAGCTGTACCAGCTCGGAGCGCAATCGGCAGAACCGGATTCAGGAAGCTAATGGGATCAGGATTTGAGGGCGACCAGTTTGAGGGCCAACGCTACTTCGGAGTTTACGAAGGCCGGGTAGTTGACAGGGACGACCCCGATCTCAACGGGAGGATCAGGATACAGATCCCAGGCCTCATAGACGAGCGCTCGGCGTGGGCGAGGCCACGTGGTGGTGGCTCCAAGAACTGGGGTATGGTCAAGGTCCCCCCCCTCCATTCCGACGTGTTGGTTCAGTTTATCAATGGCAACATTGACAGGCCGATATACGAGCCTTTCGATTATGGGGTTCCCGAGGCTGGTCGCGAGATGTTTCCCGAGCACGACCATCCGGACGTGATAGTCGCAGGCTTCGGTCCGTTCCGCCTGGTGATTGATTTGAAGGAGGGAGTTGAACCGTCATTGATGGTGAAGCAGGTGGCTCAATTGGCGGATGGTTCCGAAACCGACACCGCGTGGTTCCTGATTTCCGAGAATTCAGTACAGTCTCATGGCGATTCCGCTGCCGAACTTCACAGCGGTGGAATTACCAGCGTAGACAGCGAAGGAGATGTGCAAGTAAAAGGCAGAAAAATGATGCCCGTAGAAAGGCCGGTCTCATGATGGGCGTAGAAGCGCGTAGACGGACGCCAGAGGGCGCAAGCGGTCACACGGGCGAGGGTATGGGTCGACAAGAGAACGCGGCAGGGGCTCCCTGCTGGGCACGCGAGGATTGAAATGGCATTTCCCCCTGAAGATCTGTGCATAACACTTCCCGTTCTTTCCACGCCGGATGATGTTTGTTTCCCTGGTGGGTTCTGTCTGAGCTACATCATGGACGCCATTGGCAAGATACCGAGCTCCTCCGATATGTCGCTGGATTTCTTGGGCCAACTTGGGCCGGCAATGACGCCTCTCATCCCGTTGTTCAATATTCTCGAGACAGTGCTCAAGATCTTCAAGTGCCTGGAGGCGATACCCGATGCAATCACGTCGTTAGATCCCAGCGAGTTACTGACATGCGTCCCTGAACTGGCGGCATTGATTGACCAGCTGCTCAAGATGGTTCCGCAGTTGTCCATTCCCAAGATGGTCATTGCCCTCATACGAAATGTGGCGAGGCTCATCAGGGGGATAGCCGCGGACCTCCGCCACCTGGAAAGAGAACTCCTGCGAATTGCAGAACAGATTGACAGGGCTGCAGATCTGAACGACGTCAAAATGAACGGGTTCCTGGTTTGTTCTCAGAAGACGGTTGAAGACACTGCGCTCTCATTTGCCGAGGCACTAAAGGGGATTGGCCGCATCGTTCTGCTGATCAATATTTTTATCGGACTCTTCGGGGGCGAGGAGATCCCATGCTTTGGCACCTTAATCGAAGACAATCTTGGCGAGGGCTTTGACGTTATAATCGACTTGCTGCTTACGCTTGCGGAGGTTTTGGAGTCGATCGCGGATGCGATTCCAGATCCAGATTTGGCACTAACACTCGCAATGGGCGACCAGCGGTGTTAAAGTGAGGTAATATGGCGAACATAAAAGAACAGTTTGGTAGCGGTATTGTCTGTCCATTTCAAAGGGATGGCAAAGGGGATTTCGCCAATGATACTGGACTGAGGCTTTTAAAATCGGACATAGGGGAACTACTCGGAATTGTTGGCCCATCTAATATCGAACCAGGGGAGCTCCCGTGGGACCCGGACAGGGGCAGCCGTATAGACACGTTACGCCACCGTGGTCTACACACTGAGATGACACGGGCACTCGCTGAACAGTACACATCGGAAACTATCCGGAGATACGAAAACCGAGTGCTGGTAGGGCCTACAAAAGTAAGCGATGAAAATGACACCACACTGAGGGTAGACTTCAGTTTCGCACCCAAGGGAGTCCAGGAGGGCGAACTGGAAACGGTGCCAATTCTCGTGGAGAAGTAAGATGACACTACTGCCAGAAAATTACGATTACACAGACAAGGATTTCGAGTCGCTCCGGGAGCGTACCTTCAATCTTATTAGCTCTGTGTTCCCGGACTGGAGCGACGAGGCCGTCGCCAACTTCGGGAATATCCTGGTGGAATCGTTCGCCTGGATTCTCGACGTGCTGATGTTCTATCAAGATCAGCAGGCGCGGGAAGGCCGGTTCGGTTATGTTCAACTGAGGAAGAACATGATCGCACTTGCCAAGCTCATCGGATATGAGCTCCCCTCGGCCTCGGCTGCCACAGTAGACGTCCTGTTGACCATCAGCAACGCTGCCGACCTGGCGGGCATCGTGACGCCCTCCACAACTCCAGTGGTGGTTCAGACGGAGGAAGTGACAGATCCAATAAAAGGGGAGCTGCAAGGCACCGTCTCATTTGATCTTTCCCTGGGGGAAACTTCCAAGACGTTCTCTTGGCAGCACTCCCAGACGCAGACGCCGTATGTAATCGCGAGCAACGGGAGGCCGGACCAAACCATCATACTTCCCTTTGGGCCGTTTTTGGACGGCACTGAGGTTCCTTCGACTCCTACCCAGCCACTATGGACAAGGGTTGATAGCTTTTACAATTCGGGGCCAAACAGTCGCGACTACAGGGTACAGATAGATCAGAATGACCGAGCCTCCGTGATTTTCGGTGACGGAAATAATGGCGAGATCCCCATCGGCAACATCACCATACCTTACAAAACCGGTGGGGGGATTTACGGAAACGTGGAGCCCAACTCGCTGAAAAAGGTGGTGGGCAAGTTTACCGATGCGTCCGGACGGCAGGCGTACATTACTGCGACCAACGCTTCCGAAGCAGAAGGTGGTGGGCCACGCGAAGAGGTTGATGCCGCAAGGGTGAACGCACCGGAATCCATACGGGCCATCAACAGGACGGTTGCCCGTGAAGACTTCGAGATAAATGCCAAGAAGGTGGCGAGTGGAGGCGTGGGCCGCGCACTCATGCTGACGTCGAATGAAGATCCTGTCATCGGCGAGAACCGCGGGAAGCTGTTCATCGTTCCCAAGACCGGAGGTGTCGCAAGCGAGCTACTCCTTCAGGAGGTTCGGGACATAATCACGCTGCCACCACCAGACGGTTTTCCTCATACGGTGACCTTTCAACCGGAAGTTCTGACCGCAGTCTACAAAACAATAGATCACTGGGTCACAATCTGGTTGAGTGAAGGCGCTGTGCCGAGTGTGGTGAAGGCGAACATTGCTGCCGATCTCGAGGATTACTACGAGCCCATGCTCGCCAGTGGTGAGCCCAATCCCAATGTGGACTTCGGGTACTACTACAAGGACTCCCAGGGGGACCCCGCTGGGGCGATACCCTGGGACGATATTTTCGACGTCATCAAACACGCTGATGGGGTCAGGAAAGTGGACCGTAGCATGCGACTGAACGGTGCCGCTGCCGATGTGACAATTAACAACTGGGAGTTTCCCGCGAACGGGTTGCTCACAGTCATCAATGGAGACACAGCCGCAGCGATCTAGGAGGACGACTTGGTAAGGCCATATAACAGATGGGACCCAGGGGCGAATGCGAGCATGGTTGTCTCTCCTGGTGACGGTCCTCTTGTGATTGAAGGCGGCGACGAGCTATGGCCTCTGCTTGTCAAGCAGGCTATACGGCCAGAGCTGTATAGCAACTTGGATTACGTGGAGTATCTTCAGGAATTGATATACGAGGATGGGGTAGACCCCAGAACCGGACCCCATATTCTCGGATACCAATACATGCCCAAGAACATGTCTTTCTTTGGTGCCGATCCTGCCAACGGGGAACCACGCCCAGATGATGCTGCTGACACCTACAATGGAGAGAACTACCGCTTCGTGAACTGCGGTCACAGGTTCGCTCTCCGGGGCCTCATCTCGGCGTTTATGGAAGACACGCTGAATGTAGATTTCCAGGTTCGCTGGGGTGACGGTGTCTCGAGACAAGCTTCAGACACAAGAGGCGCATGGACGGGAGCGGTACTTTCGCTGTTGAATGGCGCTACGATGGACGCCGACTACCTGGCCTACTGTTTACACGGCAAGCGCGTCGGAGATGCCAATTGGGAGCACCGGGGCAGTCTCGTGGATTCCCCTATCGCTGGGTACACGCCCACAACGGTTGTTGCAGGCCCCTGGAATAGCGTGGATTCAGGGGAAACTCGGATATTAATTACCGGCGGACCCCCGGCATGGACAGTCAAAACCCAGTATTGGGACCCAGGCATCCCCGATTGGGTTGACATTTCCACCCAAGTTGTTGACCTGCAGAACTACGCAGTTCCTGGTAGCGAAGACCAATTCGCAATGTTTGGGTATCTCTTTCACGGGGCAACAAAACACCTACCAGGGGTGGTGCCCAGCCCTGCGCCATATCAGGACACATACTTTCCTAAAGTTTCAATTTCCCAATTCACACCATTCGTCTTGGACATGATTGACTGGTCGGCCAGGGAAAAGGAAGAGAAAACAGAATGGCTGACCGGTCTTCCCGCATGGTGGGATGCACCGTTGGAAATAAAGATTCCAGCCACCGATATTGTCACCTGGCCGGAGGGGTCAACTTACGGGCCAGAAAAGATCCGAGAGTTTGACGCGGACGAGCAGTTGTGGGGAGTGAAATTTCTGCCGGATACGATTCTTGCGATGTCGGCAATTGAGGATCGAAAGTTCCTGACCCGGACCAACCTCGCCGGCAAGTATGAGCCCGTCTGTCTCTTTGACGTAGATGCCTTGGGGCCTAGCCTCCCATTCGCTTATGTGGGGCGCTACAAGCTGGACGACCCTGCCTCATGGGGAGAGGAGCGCTGCCTTGTCTCCTTCGGCGATGCCGGCTCCGGGGCTGCCCCTGGTCCATCCACCAACGGGATGGGGATCACGTGGCGCGAAGCCAACGGCGGAGAGCTCGTTTTGAAATACTGGGATGGGGTTGCTGCCGGTTGGTTAGAGCTTACCGCGCCACTGCTCATTGAAGACTGCGGAGATCAACTGGTTGAAATAGGGGTGGCGTGGACAGGATTGCGGGGTTCACTTATTGGATTGCCCGACAATGAATTGAGAATTGTGGTCGACGGGGTAACGCTGGCTTCGGTTGTTGAGCCCAATTTACAAACCGTAGGCACGTACCTGTCGAATATCGGAAGCGGAGCGCCACATCAGCGTCACAGCTTCAAGGGCATGTGGTATGGTGGAGCCTCGTTCATCGAGTCCGCGTCCAACAACGATCTCCTGCATGCTTTTGAGGAACCTTCGGAAGGAGGGTTTGAAAACCCGAGTTTCGAAATCGAGGCCGAGTCCGGGAGACCTGGCGAGGCGGAAGACTGGCAATGGGATTCTTTCCAGGGCATCGGTGGCTGGGCGGATTTCTCAGCCTATCGCGAGGATCTTGCACCCTACAGGTATGGCCGTGAAGGGTTCGACGGTGGATGGCTCAGGGGCTACGCATGGATGTATGCCGACGAAACAGCCCGATTGGCCGCCATAGGATTCACAGCCGACGACGTGGGCAAGGCCGCTTGGCAATTGGACACGAATGAGAACTTCATCCTTGCCAACCATTCGCCAATAGCCTGGGTGCGCTCAGAAGTTGGAGAGAACCAGGGCTGGTGGAATGAGCTTCTGATTACAGCAATTGCCGCGGCAGTATTTAACGAAGGCATTCCCAGCTACGAAACGACCATGGAGATATTCCAAATATGGGACGGACTCCCCTGGTTGGATGCTTACAATCTCATCCCCCCGTGTCTCGATACGCTGGGACCGTATGGCGGACCGACCGGGTTCGACGGGTGGTATGATGCAGTACTCGGGACCAACCTTGATTCCCTGTGCGCAGAGGATTTCGAGGAGGCGTGGGGCAATGATCCGTTCAGCACAGCAAGCTCTTACCAGTGGTATCCCGGCACGGCGAACGGGATTCTCCGTGGTGATCCAATAGAAGTCAGCACGGAAACCCCACTGGTGATACCTCCGAATAAAAATCAATTGTGCTTCATCAGCGACATACTTTCGCAGCCCATCCTGTTTTCGCTGCCTTCGGCAGAATACACCAGTCTCAATAAGCTCAGAGATGATTTGAATGCGGCGATGACACCTTTGTTACCTGCTGGCTCTGGTTTGGAATGGCAGAGATGGAAAGATGGGCCTATACCTGGGAACGGTTTGACTTTCGGTTGGGACGGCTCCACTTTGGGGCCCCTTTGGTTTGGTTTTGCTGCCGTGGATTCAATGATGTCCAAAGATCTGAGAGGCATACTGGGCATGCGAGGGTTCAGTCCGGGTGGAAACTATACCGGAGTGGGGATACCCGCTTGGATCTATCCTGCGCTACCTGCCGGAGTTGACGCGGACGACAGGTTTCTTTTCGACACCTGGTCATACACCGAATACTTTCCCGTCACTGATCCGTATCTGGGATTAATGCTTCTGGAATATGGCCAGGTGGGTGCAATTTTTGATTCGGCGGTACCAGATCCTACTTACATGGAACGCTTCACCCTGGAGGGCTGGGTGTCGCCTTCGGCGGTTTGGATAACGGACTTATCGATGGTATCATTAACTCAGGCAATGTTTGATGGCGGGACGGAGCCACTGGAACAGTTTATTGACACAGAGTGGCCGGATGAAATGTTCCCGACATAGGAGGACCACATGGGTCAACTTGATTGGAATGATGTAGGGGGCTCACTCAGCGACGCGACCTTGGCACGCGGCGTAACCAACGGTATCGCAAGACCTCCGTCGTCAGGGCCGAACGACTTCGTGTACGGCTATAACTCCTTGGACGGCACGGTCACCGGAGCCCACGGCAAATACGTGGACCTTTCAGGCTTTACGCCTACTGGGTCGTTGTTGTCAGATCCGGATGGCGGTGGTTCCGTGCGTGGTGCCCTGAAGCGCGTATCATCGCCGAACAATACGGGCATGTCGCCTATGCTTTTCTTTTGCGGACAGGGGGCCCCGGTTTCGGTGAACGACTACTGTTATGTCCTGGGGCTGCTCGACGCCGACCCCTATGAGATAGTGTTGGCCAAGATGCAACTGGTCAGTGGGCTGGTGGAGGCCGAGGAGAACGTCACAATCCTTGCGCGTTCCTCGAGCCAGTACGCCATGGGTGACGGACTGTGGCACCATCTCAGGCTGGATGCCATCGTGCAGCCGAACGGCGATGCGCTTCTCAAGTGTTTTGAGAATGACCTGAACAGTCATCCTGTTGGGAGCACTCCCGATTGGCAGACTATCCCAGGATTCCCTACGGATGGGGTTGTGGACGATGTCCTTCAGATCCTGACCAGCTCACCCCCCTTGTGGGGTGGATACGTGGGGTTTGCGTTTCAGGTTTCGCAATCGCTAAACCGGCGCGGAGCATTCGACGCGCTTGAGGCTTACAGGGTGACTTAATGATCACTTGGTTGGATAGACTGCGAGGTTCAGGCCAGGGGCGCTCGGTACCAGAGTCGTTCACGCCACCGGACGGTGAGTACGTGTTCATTCTTGGTGCGGAAGGGCAGCCCGAACCCGCAGTGTTGTCCGATGGTGATTTCACCGAGGTCAAACAGGTAGTGGACCTTACCGACTGGGATCTCGTGGTGGCAACAATGGATACCGTGGGGCAGGTAATGTCTCAGGCTCAACCCCCTTCCGGTTTCCCCAGCGACTATTCTCCCCTATGGCATTTCAATTACAACATTGGGCTGCCGACTGCCCGCAATCTGGTTACCGGAGGCTTCACTGTCGATGACCAGGGCGACATCGAAGTGGACAACGAGAACTACTCGCCATTGCTGACGCGGTGCCGCAGGATACCTGTTGGCAGCACGTCGGCAAAATTACTTGGACAAAACACTCCCCAGTGGTTCTCGGGTTCTCCCCTGGACAATTACACGTTTCAAATGTGGGTGAATTTCGACGCCGTCGCACATGCGGGTTCTTCGGGCATAAGCCCCATTCTATTCAAGTGCGCTGATGCCACCCCGAACGGCGTCAACTTCGGACTTTCAGGAACCTTTGGACCGTCTGCTCACCAGTGGGTGGTTTCGGTCGTTCATCACGCGGCTGGCACCACAAGCACAACCTTTCCCGGTTTTGTCTGGGACACGCCTAACCCAGGTTGGAAGCTTGTCACTGTGACCTGGGATCTTTCCATTGTCACGCCAGGTGACAGGCTGAAATTGTATATCGATGACAACCCAACACCGTATCTAGGGGCAGCTCCCTTGGCTGGTTCTCCCAATGCTGCTGCGGTAGCCACCCCCCTGGAAATAGCCGACCCAGATCTGTGGGGGCTAATCGACGAAATGAGGATGTTGGATGTAACACTTTCGCCAACCGAGATCGCTGCGAGCTACGATGCTTGCACAGTGTTCTCTACGCCTATTGATTTTGAGTGGTTGATGCAGATCATTATCAACGGTGAAATTTATGGCGAGCGTGTTGTGAGGCCGGACGAGTCCCGGCGCTGGACGGACTTCAAGGCACCGGTGAGACATTTGAACGGCGACTGTGAGGTAGCCTTCAGGCTCGCGCTACAGGAGATTTAAAATGGCAACCAAACCGAAAACAGGAATCAGGACACCAGCGGAATATATAGACCCTTTTATTTCTCCGTTCGACGATGTTTTTGCTGTTGATCTGGACGATTGGATTGACGCCAACGCTGCTGACAATAAACTGTTTTTACATGCGGCATCGCCTTCGGATTATCCTATATTCAACTCCGGCACGGGCAATGTTGTATGGGGCAACTTTACGATCAACACATCGCGCTCCGGTGGTGTATTAAGCGTGAACAGTGGCTCTGTGGCTATACCTGATGGTCAGTGTCTGTATGTGGACGCGCCGACTAGACCTTTCGCTGGCCAGACGGTTGTTCCGGCTGTTATTGCCATCCCGCAACTGGGAAGAGATCGGATTGTTCTGGGTGTCCGGCGCGGCAATAACTTCTACCGATTTGTATGGGGGGCTGGTGGGTTGGCTGCAATCGGCAGCAGTACAGATAATGCGGTAGTGCGATGGAATGGGACAGGCGGTGATTCTCTTCAGGACTCTCCCAACACGACGCTGTCGGATGTAGGCATTCTAACCACCAAGGGTGTTGAAGTAGAATATGCCGACATGGACAATTCGGTGGCCAACCCCAGCCACAAAGAAGGCCGCACCTTTTATGACAACACCAATAAGGCGCTCTCTTATTACAACGAAGAAGCGGACGTCGCCCTGAACATGTGCCGCGAGGACGTCATACGGGTCTACAATGATACCGGTGGTGTGCTGGCCAACGGGAAAGTCGTCTACATAAATGATGCGGTTGCCGGCGCTCCCAAAGTAGAACTCGCGGACGCCAGGGAATTTGATAAGTCGCGAATCATTGGCATGGTTACGCACGACATAGAGGACGGGACCTACGGCTATGTGACGCATTTCGGCGACGTCAACGATTTGGATACCTCGGGGAAAAGCCTTGGAGATCTCTGCTACCTAGACCCTGCCAATCCTGGGGATTGCACTACCACCAGGCCCACGGATGGAAACTTCCCGGTGATAGTTGGTGTCGTCACAATTGTACACGCCTCAACGGGCAGGATGCTGATACTCCCCAACATATCGCAGTACACGGCGGAGACTATTCAGATAACCGGGTGGGCCGACATTCAGCAGTACACCGTGGCGTTTGTTGATCTCACTCGCACTCTTACGTTGACTCCGACGGCCAGTGAGTTCCGTTGGTACGAAGGCGGAGTGAAATACACCAAGGCCACGGACAGCATTGTAATTTCGGACACCGAGGGATTGCACGCGATCTATTACAACGCCGGAACGCTGGTGGATTTGGCGAACCCCACGCAGTCGCAGATGGAAACCATCATACGTACGTACCCAACGGTCGCGTATGTTTACTGGGACCAGACCAACCAGGAATGCATCTACCTGGGCTTTGAGCCGCACACAATCGGCATGCCGTCGATGACGCATTCGTACCTGCATTTCACGCGGGGGGCTCAGTACATCAGCGGTTCGGCGGCCACCAATGTCGTCGCCGATGCGTCTGGAAATGTCGACACGCACGCCCAGTTCGGCGTTGACAGTGGCGTGTGCGCTGATGAGGACGTCCCATTTTTCCCGATCTCGGTGGCATCCACGGTGGGTCTGCCTATTTATTATCTGTCTGGCCCAGAGGGCAGCCCAGTTGTCCGCAAAACGACCAACGCGGGATTCTCCATAGACACCGCAGGCACCGGCAGGATGGCCTACAATTATCTCACGGGAGGCAATTGGACAGTAGCGGAAGTCGCTAATGGTGACTGTGCTCTTTGCCACGTGTTCGCCATAAACGATGCGGTCGCTGGCAGGCGCACCATTGCGTTCATGGGACAGGGCGACTACGGCAATGTTACACTGGCCAGAGAGGGTGCGCTTACAGAAATATCCAGTTTGATATTGGGGGGTCTGGTATCTCCCGAAATGGTACCTCTGTACACGTTTATTTTCGAGACTCGAAACAGCTATAGTAACTCGGTCAAATCTAGGGTCAGAACTACTGATGCCGGCGATGACTACATAGACTGGAGGCAAACTCCTCCAGGGGTGGGCGGTGGCACGGCTGCGGTGTCTCCCGTATTTTCGGATGCCGAGTTCACCATATTTGATGATGCAGATCCCACCAAGACAATGATGTTCCAGGCATCGGGAATAACCACGGGCACGCAGCGGATTTTCACGGCACCCGACAGGGATGGCGTGATAGCCCCGACATTGGATGAAGCCTATGACAACGAGGCTTCGGGGACAAAAACCGTTGTAGCGGATGATGGCACAGTACTCTTTGAAACACATACGGTTTATGATCTTGAGGTGGATATATCTGGTAATAACAATCCATCGGTGAATGGCTCCCCCACTTACTATGGGTTTAAAGTTACGAACGGTGCCGATAGCGTACAAATCGTCAAGGAGGGCACTGATGAGATAAGTTTTTTTGCCGCAGTTTATGATTTTTCAGTTGCAGCCAGTGATGACATTATACTGTCTGCCACAGACACAATCAGCTGGTCCGGCATCAATGCTTCGCTTTCTGGCGCGGGGGCTCTTGCAATAGCCAGCGATTTCACCCTGACCGGCGGGGGCACGATTGCCAGCACATCAAACGGGCACATACTCGCAGCACCACACGGTACAGGGAATTTTGGAATCGGCTCAATAACTCCTTCCTACGATTTCTCGATTGGATCGGCGGATGGTAGCAATCAGATTGGGATTTACCACGATAATTCCAATGTCTATTTCAAAACTGATGATGGATTTTTTAGATTTATAACCGACGAGGGGACAAACACCAGCACATACATACAAGTATATGGCAAGGGAACAGGCGTTGGATATTTAAATGTTTATGATGAAGATGATTTGGAAAGGCTGGAAACTGCGTGTTCATTAGGTGTTGGTTATATAAGGACCGCCGGAACTAGTCCTGCTGAATTGAGTTTGCAACATACTGCACATTCAGATGTTTTATGTTTTGGAACGGCTGCCGATGGTGAGACCCGAGAATTGAAGATCTATGGTTATTACTCAGGTGATGCAAGAAGATCTCTCGAAATCGGAGTAGGCATCGACGCAGCCGATACCGCTTCTTTTGACGGTGTTTCGAACTACATGTTCGACGGGGTCATTTACACACCTGACGGCGGACTCTCAACCAACTGGGTAACCAATAGTCTCTCCATGGGTCACGATTCGAGCACGCACACATCATGGATACAATCGGGAGACACCGGTGGTACAGAATTAAAGATCAACGAGCAGGGCGGTTGGGTGCTATTTGGTAACGGTTCATTTGGATCAATTACCAATAGCAATGGTCACATTGGATGTACCCGCCTGGAGTGTAACTCTGTTGCATGGTTTGATTCGGGAATAATTACAGGGAATAACCAATCTATCCAAAGTTTTGGCGGCGCTGCCAATTATGGTGCATTTTATCCCAGAATAACCGCACAGACCAACAATGCGCCGATCTTGGCGACTGGCGCAATAGGCAATTATATATTATTTTGTGAGAATGCTGATATATCATTTAATTGGTCCCTTGCTGCCCAAACCACCCCAACTCTGGCAATTTGCGGAGCAACTCAAGACACAACCCACATCGGTCTACTTGCACATGATGACACCGATTTCACAATTGATTCACTGACACTTACAACCAAATTCAAATCAGGTCTGAAACACAACGTCACCACCGTAAACGCCGCCACATACGATCTCCTAGCCTCTGATTACTATGTCCATGTGACCTACACAGGAACCGGGGCAGTCACGAGCTTGACCCTTCCATCGGCTCAAGTGGTATCAGGTAGGACGATCTATATCAAGGATGCTGGGGGTAACGCCTCTACAAACAATATCACAGTAGATACCGAAGGATCGGAAACCATCGACGGATCAGCAACCTTGGTCATGTCCACAGATTATCAAGCCATCCAACTTTATAGTGATGGTTCTAACTGGTTTGTAGCAAACTAATGAGCATTCATCCCTGCAAGGGTTTAACGAAAGGAACAAAAACAATGCAATGGAAAAATAGAATACTCATGGATCTGGCATTCGACTGCAATCCTGAAGAGGATAGTGAAGACGAGGAACTCGATCTGGCTAGGTCGGTTTTCACGAAAATCGCCAGCTTTCTGGCTGGTGACGGGGAAGACCCTCCAGTCGGAAAAGCTTCCAAACGGCTAAACACGGACACAAATGTCCTATCGATGACAATCAGGATTCCGCATCCAGCAACAGAAGATCCGGTATCTCCGACATTTGCTGTGGCAGAGGCGCTTCACACGAAACTCAAAAACAATCTGGACAATTTCCCTCCGCTAGTAGATGGGGCACTCCCCAAGTTCAAATTCCTGTTGGAAATGCACCCCGACGATCCAGAGGAAGAAGAGACAGAGCCCGAATAGAAACAAACTTGGAGGACTGAATGTCGCAGAAAATCAAAGCTTGTTACAAATGTGGTTCCGCTGAACACGTGGAACTGGAAAGCCGGATGCACACAGCTAAATACAAAGGCAAGCTGGTGACATACAGGCATGAGGAATCCTTCTGTACAAAATGCAAGCGATACTACGAGCACGAGCCCGTGCAAACGGATGCGAACAAAAAGCGGCTGCATGCCGCATGGCTGCAACTGAGTGGCCAGGAATAGACAAGGCAAAGCAAAGGCAACAGGCAAAGGAGAGCGAAAATGAAAGTAACGAAAACACAACAGCAATTGGTGGCAATGTGGAATGCCGTGAACGAGCTGCTTGCGGACGAGGAAAAAGGCGGGGTCTTTTTTCTGTTGACGTTGGCGGAAATAAAGATGGCACTGAAACCAGTAGTGGAAAAGCTCGAAACAGTTCAAAAAACTTTCGCCGGTGAATTAGATGCGAGACGCAGGAAGTTGGACAAAAAGGCATCTGAGCTATCCAGGAAGGACTCCAAGGGCAATGCGGTACGCTTTGAAAATGGTGGCTACGCTATACCCGTGGAGAATGTAGACCAGCTGGAAGAGTTTACTACCAAGCTGGATGAAGAATACAAAGACTCATTGACACTGGAGAAGGGGTACAGTGAGTCCCTCATGGCAACGGAGGAGACGCTGGAGTTGCCACAAATAGCGCGAAAATTATTGCCACCCAAGATGAAGGGTTACCAGGCGGAGGCTCTCTTTGATTTGATTCACACAGCAAAAGCCGAGGAGGTTCAGGAGGACAAAGGAGAGCCAGAGTAGGCATAACACCAACGGGGGCAAAGGGAGGTCGTCTGTGACGGGTACATCAAGCACCAAGATACTTCAGGAGCAAATCAACCTGAAGGCCGATCAGAATTGGGCAAAGGCCAAATTTGAGTCTATAGAAAAGGATGAATCGGAAACAAGAGAGATCGCTCTGAGTGCCAAGAGAGAACTAGCCAGGGAGAAGGTTATCAAAATAGGTGCAGTGTTTGCAGTCATGGTTATCATAGGGGGTGTACTGGCCTCACATTTCTCTGTAAAAAACCAGGCACAAAACACAGCGGAGGCGATGGATGTTGTCCAATCTACGGTAACCGAGATGCAAGAGGATCTTGAGTATGTCAAGATCAGGATTACGGAGGACCCACGGGAGGAAGAAGAGAAGGAGCGCAAAAGAGCCGAGGCTATTGCCGATGCAGTAAAGAAAGCGTTGGAAACTAAGCCAGCAACGGGACGCAGAAGTAGATAAGGAGTTTTTCCGTGTCGATGACAGTCGAACAATTATTGGCCACCCTTGGAATAGACAGTGCCGAGGTGACCGTCTCTCCATCAGGGCGGTATGTACTGATACAGAGAGATCCCCAGCCGGACGAGACCGATATACCCATTACTACTGATGTGATATTTATGTTGGTGGATCTGGATGGGGCACCCAACGACCCTGGGTTGGTAACACCGGCATTCGACTTTTATGTTGATGGCAACCATGTTTTGTCTTTCGTCGGAGGGGTTCCCGTCTGGACAGCCCCATGGACGGGTGTTTACGAAACACACACCCCGAGCTCCCCGTATGCTTTTTGGAAGTTCACGAGTCAGCAGCCGGGCACATTGTTTACATCGGAGCAGGAGGTGCCTGTCCAGCTTGATCTCCTGTCCGGTGGGGGCTGGGGACATGCACCCTGGGGACATTTCCCTTGGGGACATATACCTGCCGCAACTCCAGCGCAAACTTACCTCTATTCATTCACGATAGAGGATCTGACCCCTCCCAAATTAATTTCCGCGCAAGGCATTGACCCGTTCACCGTGCGCGTAACGTTTGACGACGACATGGCTTTGTCCGGCACGAGCTCTGCACTTGACCTAGCCAATTGGGCCAACACTATCCAGCGTTGGAACGTGGATCCACTGCCAGGGGTCACACTCGATGTCACAGGCGTCGTGGTGGCCGACGTGGTCACTCCCTACCCGGTACCGGTCGCCTGGGTCTACGCAAACGCAACGGCTCGTACCGGGGCAACAGGCTTTGTTGAGGACGACGTCGGGAAAATTGCATTTCAAGAGAGTGACTCAACCTACTGGATGCTGATTGACACGTCCCCCACCTGGTTAGCGGTGGAGATCGGTGCACAGTTTGACCTTACGGTAAACTGGGAGATGACGCCGGACTGTCCTTACGAAATCACGGCCAACCCAAATCTTGAGGACGATGCCGGCAACACCATGGACCCCAGTTACAGCTCGGCCGCCTTCCCTGGGTTTGCCCCTGAAATTCCCGAAGGCCGAGCGTTCTCTCATTGGGAACATATGATTCCGGCGAAGAACAAGCGGGAAGATCTCACCAGGGATCTCGAGCGTACCAGCAACTGCATCGAAGAAGTCCTTGCGTGGATGATGTATTACGTTGACCGTTTCACCGACCAGTTCGACCCCGACAAGGCCACCGACGAACAAATCGATGCCATGCTTTATGATATGGGGAACCCGTTCTCCGCGTGGACGGAGCTCGAGCTCACGGCCAATCAGAAGCGCAAGCTGCTCCGCATCTTGATTGAGATATACAAAAGCAAGGGGACGGCCTGGGGAATAGAACAAACGATCTTTTTCCTGCTCGGCGAGGTGGTACATGTTGTTCCCTATTTGCAAGGCGGATGGGTATTGGGCGAGGATGCCCTTGGTAGTGGTGCAATTGCCGAGGTGATGAATGACACGGCGGCACCCTGGGATTTCACCGCGGTTTCCCAGCCGTGGGAATTGACACTGAAGATTGATGGTGGTGCCGAACAAACTATTACATTTATCCCTGGACACTTTGCCAACCCGGCAGCGGCCACAGCCGACGAGGTGATAGCGGTAATTGTGGCGCAACTATCCGGTGGTTCAGCTTACGAATTGTACCCAGGGCAATCAGCGGTGGCAGCCGGCACGAGCGCCGAGCCGTTTGCAGTTTCCCCTGGGGACACGCTGTCGGTGCTCGTGGACGGTGACCCGACTCCCCTGGCTGTAACGCTCGCCGTTGCCGACATAGCGACCCCAGGAGCTGCTACGGCATCTGAGCTGGCAGCGGCAATCAGCAACGCGCTGGTTGGCTTTATTGTGGGGCACGATGTCGCAGGGAGGCTGGCGCTAGAGACCGTGGAGCGAAGCGACGCCGCGAGCATAGAAGTGCAAGCGGGCTCCGTGCAGGTGGCAACAGGGCTGCCAACGGCGGTACAGAACGGCTCCGACTTGCCGCAGATCTCAATCTACAGCAACAAGGCCGGGGTCTCGGCATCCGTCGAAATAACAGGTGGGGTGGCCAACGACGTGCTCGGTTTCAACACGGAGTTCATCGGCTCTACCGGTGGGGCGGTGTTGGCCCCGGACGACCAGTACACGCTGTACTCGTTCGACATCGAAACCGAAAATGTGCTAACCTCCGAACAGACAGCAATCGTGAGGAGGGTGGCTGAATACATGAAAGTGGCGCACGAACATTTAATCGACATCCGGACGGCGGAACCACTGCCGTGGCCAGACGCATGGGTGTTGGGTGTTGATGAGCTGGATGTGTCTACGGAGCTGGCAGAATAATGAGCGCAGAAAAACAAAAAAGGGGTATGTAAGCCATGGACATATTTGACTACTATTTTAAACAGATTGTGACACAAGGCCAATTGGACTGGGCCTTTGATAGGGTCCAAGATGCCATGTACGGAATCTCCGTCGACAACGACCTCTTTGGCATAGTGGACGGTCTCGGGATTTCCGAACATGCACCAACCCCTGACAAGACCATAGATCTGGCTGGGCCGGGTACAGCCTACGACAAGTCGGGACAACGGTGTAATATACCCGATGCCTTGACCGTTGTAGACTGTTCACAGGATGAGTTCGGGACTGATTCCAATCCGCCCACGGCCACGTATCAAAGGTACATTTCTGTCTTTATCCGGTTCGATAGAAACCTCACAGACCCGGCGTTGGATGGAAATAATATCACCGTCTGGACAAAGCAGCTCGAGTCATTCGAGGTTTTCGTGCGGCTGGGTGCTGAGGCACCTGTCGGCACGGCTGTTCCAGCACCGCTCATGGCGGATGCAATACTGCTCGGTGACATCCTGGTAACCAATGGTTTCACGGCGATTGTCAACGGTGATATTGACAGGACGCGCAGGGAGGACTGGGTCAGATTTACGGGTTCTGTTCTTGGTGACCGCGTATACGGTACACCGAAGGATGCAGTAGAAGACATTCTGGCGCTAATCGAAAGTTGGGGTGGCGCACTTCCATTTTCTTTTGGCCAGAACTGGTATAACAGTGTGGTGGTCAAGGGACCCTCCCCGCCTCCCGCCACGATGCAGCAGGCGCTTGATGCCATCATCTTTGATCTCACCCAGATCCAAACATTCTCCGAGGCCACACTTAAAGCGGGTGCGGAGCTAATTGGGATGAAGGGCTCGCCACCGTGGGCATACACCACTACTTGGACCAATATCAACGTGCATGACGCGGTGGTCAGTGTGGGCCAGGATTTGAATCAGCATATTGGCGGCAGTGCACCTCAGCACCCTGCAAGCGCCATCACTTTCGCCCCATATGGGTTCATCGCGGCAACCGACGTGCAAACTGCGATGCAGGAAATATTGGATGATCTGGCAGCAACATCCCCTCAAGCTGGTGCGTCATATATCGGTTCCAAGGCATTATCTTCAACCCCTGATTCCCTGGTTGCCCAGCCGGTCGAAGATGCAATTGGGGATCTGCTGACCTATGTGAATGCAAGGGCTCGAAAAGGCAGCGCTGAGACCATAACGGCATCATGGCTCTTTGAACAGCTCATTAGATTGAACGATGAAAATGCCTATATCCGCGGCGAAGAGACAACTTCCGGCGATTATTTCCCTATCTTCCAACACAGCTCATTGCGTGGAAGAATATTGTATTCGGGTTCATCCGGGGCAATAGTGCTGACGTACAACTGTTCGTTCGACAATTCCACCAACCTTTGGCATTACGACCTCAACACTGAGCACAGTTTCAAACTTACACTTTCCAGCACCGGATTATTTTTGTCCAAAATGGATAAGGATGATCCCAACCACGACGCATCCGGGTGGTCCGAGACTGAATGGACAGGGGAAATACAGTGGGGTGATGACGAGGCCATCTCCATGCATGTCTTTGCGACAGCCAGTGCAACTTCTGGGTACGCATATTATGACCGCGTACAGTACGCATTACAGGTTTTCAACGCGGGTTCGGATTCCGAAAACATGCCCAACAGCAACGCTGTAACATGGCACGCCAAACTGCCGTCGGCACTGGTCTCTGGAGACATAACAGTAACTGCCGACACTGCTGTTAATTGGTCGTCAACTCCTACCGTGTCAGATGTGAATCAGTTTGGGTGCATTGTTGGCGGAACATCGGACAGCATTGCTGCTGATACAGCAGCCTACAGTTTCGGAAAAATCGAAGTCGACATGACGGTTTAAGAGGAGCGAAAATGGGACTCATATCGTACAACGGAAAAACTCGGGAGATAGTTTTCAGGTGCTCTGGCTGCAAAGACAAAGAACAATCTCCTGAGCGCACGGTTTCGGAGGCGGATATTGAATTGGCATTAGGAGGGGGGTTTGCCGGACTTATGTTGCCGCTTTGCACCTGTCATGCCCGATCTTACATCCTGCCCGGCAAAGAGCTGAAGGGACCGGTGAGTCACATGAGAGCCGTGCTTTTCAAGCGGAGGTATGATGCGGCTAGGGGAGACTCAAATTTAGATCTGGCACCGTACAAGGAGTATGTCGACGCGCTGCGAGCATCGTATGCGGAGGTCGGCACCCAGGAGGCTGCGGAGCAGTTTGAAGGCTCCTGCTCTGTCAATCTGGACAAAACCATCAAGCCACTGAAGTCATCGGTCAAGCCGGAATAACCCAACCCTTAATTATTTTCACCCTTTGACTGCGCGGGTATTAGCACAGCAGAGGGCCGTAACCCTTGCTATAACAGCGTTTGGTCGTGACAAAAAAAATGTTGTCACATGTTAAATATTGGGGCATAACTAGGTTATGACTACTAAACAACAAAACAAAATAGCAAAACGAAAAAAACTGGACGAACAACGCAAGGGTACCGAGAGACCAACAGGACAGTGGATTCGTACTGACCTGAGACTAGCCATCTACCTAAGAGATGAATTCCGGTGCGTATATTGCGGAAGCGACCTACACGGGGCAGCGCCAACGGATCTCACCCTTGACCATATTCACCTCTGGTCTAAGGGGGGAGAGAACGACCCAACTAATCTCATAACAGCATGTAGATCTTGCAACTGTTCCCGCGGGGCCAAGAGCCTGAGTCAGTACGCCGACGAGCACACGCGGAAGGCGGTACGCCGGCAAACGCGCAGGGAGATTCGGAAGTACCGCGAGCTGGCCCGTTCTATTCTCAACGGCGAAGCACCCGAGGAAACTTTGCAGAAACAACCGCGACCCTGGAGGTCGCGAAGGAGGACGAAATGAAAGCGAAAAAAATCACTGTAAACGAGTTGAACGATGTAGTAACTATCGAAGAGGAATTCATTAAAAAAGGGTTACCCCATTTTCTGAAGCGCTGCGAGGCCGAGCATGTCCAGAAAACATTGGACAGCAACAAGGGTAGTATATTTACCTTCGGCAAAAGCTATTTTTACAGATGCGGTGGAACCCCGGAGAAGCTCCGGGACAGGGTGGCGAAACAATTGAAGGAGGCTGGTTTCCATGCCGAGGCAATAACATGGGGAGACAACTACGCATCTTTCCGCGGAGGCTGCAAACCCATGTCCGCCAGGGACAGTTTCTTCTGGGCCACCTTTTTGGTGAAAAGAACAGGTGACGTAGAGGCGGAGAAACCGGCAGAGGAAAAACCGGCGGAAGACTGGCAGCCCAAAAGGGGGGAGACTGTTTATGCTTTTCAGGCGAGTTACAAACGGGTGGTCAGCGCACCAGTTAGATCTATAACCGGAGACACGGTAATTATTTTGGATACACCAGCCAACGAAAGATCTTCCTACTCGTTTCATTGGGTCGGCCGTACCCCCAAGGAGGCGATGAACAAAGCCCTAACACAAATCATATCCGAGCGTGATCATCTGAACGGACTAATAAATTTCCTCGTCGTGCACAAGGACGGACCAACGGATGCAGAGTAGCGAGGCTAAACCAATGAAAGGAAATTGTTACAAAAGTTCCGGTGAGTATCTGATGGACGAGTGGCTCAAGGGCGAGCATGAGCAGTACACTTTGGTACATGGTATTCCTACGCTTACAGTAGAACCGTTCACCAGATATGGCCACTCATGG